ATCCTCGGCGATCAGCTCAAGCCGCAGCGCCTGCTTGAAGGCCATCGTCAGCACCCGCAGGATCAGGCGCACATAGCTCGGCGACAGCGTCTCCTGCAGCGGCCACATCAGTGTCTGGTCTACCGCCGAGCGGTTCAGCGCGGCCAGCGGCAGGCTCGACAGGCGCGGCAGCAGGTGGCAGTCGATAGCCGACTTCACCGACGCCTTGCGCTTGGCCGACAGCTTGCGGTCGCGCATCACCCGCTCCCGATACCACTCCAGCAGCTCGCCCACCGTCGACCAGCCACCCTGGCCCACGACCGCCTCCGGATCTGCCGCCAGGCGGGCCAGCACCTCGGGCAGCACCGCCAGCGCCGCCTTCGTGTTCAGCTCCGGCCAGCCGGCGAACTTCCTCCATTCGCCCGCTGCCCGGACATCCCAGCTCCCCCGGGACCGCTCCTCGAGGAATCGCAGGCGCAGCGCCGGATGCTGTGCCGCCCGCAGCCGCCCCACCTCGGGCCGGGCCGCCTGCCGCCGGATCTCCGCGTCCGACATCGCCACCGTCAGCGTCATACTGCTCAATCCACCACCCCCAACTTCCGCAACTGCTCCCAGGTGTCCCGCGCCAGCTCACGCAGCACGGCCTGCCGTTCCTGCTCACTCATCGACAACCGCCACCATCGGCCTCACTTCAGCGAACTCCCCATACAGTCGGCGCCCGTGCGCCAAGGCCATCGCCTCGTCGGCGAACAGCGCCACCGGCTGCTCCGGCTCATTGCACAGCCCCAGCTTCTCCGCGCCGGCATAGAGCCCGAAGCGGTAGCTGGGCCGGTCGCTCCCTGGCGTCAACGCCTCCAGAACCTGGTCCAGCGCAGCCCCAATAACCAAGGCATCAAGCCCGGCCTCGCTCAGACCTCGCGGATCCTCACCACGTCGCCACGCCTGGTAGCGGCGCAGGTATGCCACCGGGTCCTCACGCATCTGTCCCAAATCAGCCATCTGCGTGCCCTCCCTTGCCGCAATCCGCCGGGCAGCAATGCATCTTGGCGAGCATGCGGGCCCTGGCCAGATCCTCCCGGGCCTCGTTGATTTCTGGGATGTACCGCTTCTGGGCGCGGAGATACCCGACCAAGTAGCCGACGTAGCCCCAGGCCAGGGCGGCAGCGATGAGATCAACCATCGGCCTTCCCTCCCTTTTCGGCGCCACCCTCCACACCGTCTATCTCGCGGGTTTCGGCTGTTTTGAAGGCGTTTTCCGCGCCACCAGAATTTCCGCCATGCCCACCACCCTCAAGCCCAGCACTGGCGCGGGTTTCGGCTGTTTTTGTGCCGTTTTGCCCACCACCGTTGCCCATCGCGGCGTCGATGGCGGCGTCTATCCGGTCGCATTCCTCATAGATATCGTTCGGGTTCGCGCCGTTTTTCAGGCCGGCATCACGGTTCACCAGATCGCGCACGATTTCGCGGATGTTGCCGTCCACGATTGCTGATATCTCGCGCAGAGACACCCTCACCCACTCCAGCTCGGCCTGCAGCTCCTGCACCACCTGCGCTTTTTCGTTGCACCTGCAGTTTTCCGCTGCTCCTGCACCGCCTGCAGGTTTTTGCTGCTCCTGCAGCCGTCCCAGCTCGGCCCTGGGCTGCATGCATGTTAATTTTTCGCGCCTACATTGCTGGTCGAAAAAATTAACATCCGCCCTCACCCGCTCCAGCGCTTCAGCCATCTCCGCGCAGTTCTGCTCGAGCACGGCGGCCCGGCGCTGCTCGACGGCGTGGGCGGCGCGGAACTGCCTGAGCACGCTGGCGATCTCCGCCGGCAGGTGCCCCATGAACTCGACCGTGCATTCCGGCGACATGGCCGCACCGCACGCCGTGGCGCTGTCGCTGATGATCTGGCGCAGCGCCTCGATCTCGGCCTTGAGCTGGTCCCTCTCAGCCTCGGCGACCTGGCGTAACTGGTGCGGGGTCTTGCCCGTCTCGCGTTTGACGGTGACGACAATCTGGCCAAGCTCTGGGTGCTTGCTGCTGGAGAAGAACGCCTCAATGTAGTTTTCCGCTCCGCTCTCGAACAGCATCTGCCCGAACGAATCGGCCATGATCCCGCAGACCCCGCCTTTCGCCCCGATGGTCAGCGACCCGTTCCCGATGTCGATGCCCGTCAGCATCGTCGAGTCGATCAGCTTCTCGGCCAGCACCTCGCGCAGCCGCTCGACTTCGGTGATCAGGGCCAGGATGGCGGATGGGTTTGCCGCGGCGATGAAGGCGGCGTTAGTAGCCCCACTTACCTCTGGCGCTACAGGCTCAGCCACAAGCATCTCGCCAGGCTCTTGCCGGCCTTCGACGGGCTGATCGTCTTCATCCAGCAGAAAGCCAACGCCGTACTCGCCAGTATCTCCATGTGCCTCATATGCCCACGGCCCCGGCGTAGCCGCCTCAGCCAGCCGCTTCAGCAGTTCGATATCAGCCACGGCGAATCCTCCCGCGAATCGTTTTGCACTTGGCGCAGCGCTCGAAATTCCCCTCGAAGAACATTGGTGCCTTGTCATGCGATACCGCTTCCGCTCCGCACGCGGCCTTCCAGAATCTGTGCCGGCCGTGCTCTCCGATTGCGTCAGAGGCCGTCTCCGTGAAGTAGTGGGCCTTCTCTCCAGAAAACGGCGCCTTGAACCAGCCCGATTTTTGGCCGGCGGCACTGCCGCCAGTGATCTGAATCCCCATAGCGGATAGCTCGGCGAATTTGCCTTCGCGTCTCAGCCGGATAACCTCTTGCATGTCAGCCACGGCTCTCCCCTCCTACCTGTTCAGCCATGCACTTCAGCTCGCCAATCGCGACGCCTGTGTCGAAGATGAAGAACGCGCAGAGCCCAAGGCCCAGCGATAAGCCAAACGCCCAGGCTGCCGGGATAAGGCCGTGCTTGATCCAGCTCTTGTCAGTCATGCCCTGGCCTCCTTCTTCATCAGCGCCTTGATATTTGTGATTCCGAACTCGGCGCGGATGGCCTCGAACTTCTCGATCTGGGCTCGGAGTTCCGCGGCGCGCTGCCGGCGCTGTTCGGCCTGGTCGCTCAGCGGGAGCCAGCGGGGTATGTCAGCCATTCCGGTTCTCCTTCTTGGGCTTACGCGCCACAAGGGCATAGCCCTCTTCAACCTCGGCAATGAACTTCTCCACCCTGTTCTCTCTCGATTCAGACTGGGAACGCTTGATCTGCTCGCGCAGGGCCTTCCAGCGGCGCTGCTGCTCTTGGTCGGGGAGGATCATCACCAGCCCTCCTCCACGGTTTCTTCGCGCCGGGCGTGTTGCGCGAGCGGAACGAAGCGGGACTTGTCACCCTGGAAGCAGGTCAGGACAGTTCCGATTTCCCCGTCACGGTTCTTGCGGATCAGCACCTCGCCGATGCCCTTGTCTTGGGTGTTCGGGTGGTACACCTCGTCGCGGTAGACGAACATCACGATGTCGGCGTCCTGCTCGATAGCGCCGGACTCGCGCAGGTCAGAGAGCACCGGGCGCTTGTCCGGGCGGGACTCGCAGCCGCGATTGAGCTGGGACAGGACGATCACCGGACAGCCGATCTCTCGAGCGAGCAGCTTGATTTGGCGGGACATGGCAGTGACGTCTTCCACGCGGTTGCCGCCCTCGCCTTCCACCAGGCCGAGGTAGTCGATGACCACCAGGCCCATTCCGCCCATGCGGTGCTTCTGCCGGCGGACGATGGAGCGGATCCGCGGCATGGTCATTACCGGGACGTCAGAGACGGCGATGGGGGCCTCGTTGAGCTTGAGGGCTGCTGCGGCCAGCTCTGTGCTGTACCGGTGCGAGCAGGATCCATCCTTGAGCGCAGGCAGCGGGATCCCACCCACGGCAGCCAGCAGGCGATCCATCAGCTGCGTCTTGCTCATCTCGAGACTGATGACGGCAACAGGCTTGCGCTGCTGGATTGCAACGTCGGCGGCGATGTTCATGGCCAGGGTGGTCTTGCCCATCGCAGGCCGACCAGCAATCACGATCATCTGGCCAGACTTCATGCCCTGGGTGTGCTTGTCGAGGTCCGGAATACCAGACGCCAGCCCGTCAATGGTCACGCCGCTGATGGTGCGGTCGTGGCGCTCCTCGAGGATGTCGAGATGTCCGCGCAGGATGTCGCCAATCATCTGGCATTCGGCATCGGATCCGCTGACATCCAGACCCAGCACCGCGGCCTGCGCCTGGGCGATCTTGTCCTCGATGCTGGCCTGCTCGCGAGCCACTTCGTTGATGCGATCAGCAGCAGCTGCGATCTGCCGGCTGATGGCGCGCTCGCGGATGATCTGTGCGTAGGTCCTGGCGTTTGCGACGCTCGGGGTGTTCGCCTGAATCTCGGCGGCGTAGGCAAAGGTCGGCGTATCGTTCGCCAGCGCGGCCTTGCGGTCGCTCAGCGTGACGATATCGACCGGCTGCCCGTCGCTGTGCAGGGCCAGGATCAGCCGGTAGAGGTCGGCGTTTTCGTGGTAGGCAAAGGCGTCGGCGGAAAGTTCTTCGCTCAGGACGTCGATCAGGTGCGGCTGCTTGAGCATTGCACCGATGACGCCGTGCTCGGCCTCGAGGCTGTGAAGTTCGATCATTGCTCGGCCTCCACGATGGCGCGGAACACGGAGCGGCTGACCAGGGCCTCGAGCCGCGGCTTGACCCGCTCGCCGCCGTAGTAGACCTCGTTGCGCAGGTTGGCTTTCAGGAAGAACGACTTCCAGAAGCCGCTGTTCTGCTGGGCCTCGGACTCGTTCCAGCGCTCGACAATCCGGGCGCGCAGGTTGCGATCGGTCGTCACGGACACCGGGGCCAGGTTAGGACATGTGCGGTGGTACAGGTCGATGATCTTGTCGACAGGGCAGCTGCCCTCGGCCACGACCTTGCCGGCAGCGCGGCGCATCCAGCTGGACAGGAAGCGCTGCCAGTCCTTCTTGGCCTTGCGGGGGTTGTCGGCAGCCCAGGATGCAGCCGTCTCGAGTTCTGCCTCGACAGCCAGCCCGGGAAATTTCTTGGTCCAGCGAGTGATCAGGGAGGCGTCGACCTGGAAGTCCTCGCCATCGAACGAAACCAGGGGGGCCGGTTCGGCCTCCACGGCGACGTCAGTCGCTGGGGGGGCAGTAACCTCTTCCGAAGGAAGAGTTACTAGGGGTTCTTTCTTTGAATAGAGAAGGGAAGTTGCCGTTTCGGTCTCACTCGCGTCATTTCTCAGTGAGACGATTTGGGCTGAGTGAGACGATTTGGTCTCACTGAGACAGTGCTTTTTCCCTTCGAAGAAGGCCCATTCAGCCACCGGGGAGATACCGATCTCGCCGCGGCTACCGCCGACGCGGAAGATGACCCGGCGCTCGAGCAGGTGGCTGATTGCCTTCGAGACCACGTCCCGGCGCATGTTGGTCAGCTTGCCAATCTCGTCGGCGGACAGGCGCTTGCTCTCGAGCTGGTAGCCGATGGTATGGCGAGCGATAGCCATCAGAATGCGGAACTCCCTGGCCGGCAGGTCAACCGTGGCCAGAGCCTCCATGAGGCTGTTGTCCATCCGGGTAAACCCCCCGGTGTTGCGTAGCGTTACTATGTTGGTCATAATTCGTTCCGATGTTGGTATTTGAAGAAGCCGGTCTAGCCACCGGCTTTTTTTTGCCTGCGATTCAGGCGTTGTTGGCGTCCGGCGCATCCGTGGTAGCTTTTTGCTTCCACACGAAAAGGCCCAGGAGGCCGGACATGACGTCACCCATTGATTCCCAGCCGCTTCAAATCACCTGCAGCGGCTGCGGCAAAGATTTCTTTAAAGCGGTCGGTGATGTGAAGCGAGACGGACAAGCCATCTGCCCCAGATGCGGCCACACCGTGAAACTCGATGAGGCCGGGGAGAAGACGATCGTCAGCGCCGAACAGGAGCTGGTAGACCTTGAGGCCAAGGCCAGGAGCGTCTTCGAAAACCTGTTTAAGAGTGGCCGATAGCGACCTAAGCTCTTCCAGTGCGCCGTTCACATCGGCGCACACCTTGATGCTGGCCTGCTGGTTCAACTCTTGGTCTTCCACTGCTTGCTCCTGCTATCAGCGCCGGAATGGCTGAACCTTTCCCGGCATCGTTTTTGGTTTTGTCCGCTTCGCGATGATTTCCTGGATTCCTTCCTTGGCCATCTCCCCTGGAGAAATCCCCCTTTCGGTGGCCATCTCCCTGAGAAAGTCCAGATCTTCACCCCCAACCAAATCCTCAACGTCTAGTTGCTCATCGCTACCCATAGGCCCTCCTGAGTCCCTCCTAAGGGCCTTCAGGCCGCGTGGCTGTCGCGCTTAATCTCTTCACGCATACCGTCGATCCAGGCCTTCAGCGCTTCACGGGCAAGCACGGCCTTACGGGTCCGATGGATCTTTGCGAGGTTGGCCAGAAAGGCGTCGTACTCATCGTTGAGACGGACCTTGGTTTCGTTGATGTTTTTGTAATTGGGGCGGATTTCTTCGTTCATGGGTGGTTTCCTTGCTTTGCTGAGAAGTGGTTATGAAAAAGCGATCAGGCAGCGGATTTAGCGCGCTTCAGGGATGGGCAAAGGTCTACGGCCTTGAAGACCCCGTCGGTGACTTGTTCGGCGATCAGGGCCGGGACCGCTCCCATTCCGCACTTGCCGCGAACCCAGTCCGAGACAGTGGTCTGGTGGACGCCAAGAGCCTTGGCGGTGAGATCCTGGGTTCCGAAGTGCTCGACGAGCCGTTGGTGAATGTTCATTTAGAGCCCCTTTATGGCAATGACCGTATTATGGGTCATGGTCATAACCTTTTGCAAGGCAACGGTCAATACCATGATCATTGGCAGATGAATTTCGGACAACGATTGAGAGCAGCTAGAAAATTCGCCGGCTTGACGCAGGTTCAGCTGGCTGCGGCTGTTGGCATGGATCAGACAACAATCTCAGACTTGGAGAGGGGAAAGTCTGGGTCGTCGTCTTTCTGTGCAAGCATTGCCGCGGCATGCGGTGTGAGCGCCCTATGGCTGGAGACGGGCGATGGCGGGATGCAACCCCAGGAGTCAAAAGCCCACACAGACTCAAGTGGTAATCTACGAGGCCTCCGCATTGCTGAGGCGTCCGCAGTGCCTGATCATCAAGTCCAAATGGTTCCTGTGGTTAGCTGGGTCGCAGCCGGAATGTGGAGTGAGGCTATCGACATTCATGCTGCCGAGGACTTCATGCCCTGCCCTGATCGTATTGGTTCGCGCGGCTTTGCGCTGCGCGTCGAGGGGGATTCTATGACCAGTCCCTACCCTGGCTCAGAGAGTTACCCCCACGGGACTTACATCTACGTTGATCCTGATATCGCCCACAAGTCAGGAGACCCGGTAATCGCAAAGCTGCCGGAAAGCAACGAGGCCACGTTCAAGATTTTTATGGAAGACGCCGGCCGCCAGTTCTTGAAGCCGCTCAACCCACAATACCCGCTGATTCCCATCAATGAAGAGACGCACATCATCGGCGTCTTGATAGGCTCCTACCGAAAAAGATAGAGTCCCGCTACATAGGGCTCCGATCATCCCGGCCTGAGCCCTTGTAGTCGGTCCTATAGCGCTCCAGCTCCTTCTGTAGAAATCTCCTTGCCCGTTTCGTACCTATCTCCTCGATGAGCAGTCGAATGGAAATCCTTGTCACGTCCTGAGCATTTTCCGGCTCCGCCGACAAGCTGTTGCCTTGCCATGTCGCGCGCATTTTCGCGTGCAAAAAAACTCTAGCCATACTCCGCCCCCCCTGCTTTACCCGTCCCTACTTTGACCTCCATCCGTCCGCGGCTGCGACGTAGAACCGTCTCAAAAATCCGATACGGCAAAAATATGGTAATGACCATTGACACTAAAAACGGTATAGACCATATTTGCCCCGTCGCCGCCGACAACGGCGAGGGCCTCTTAAGGGCCTCCGGTTCGCCGGGAACGCTCTTTACACAATCAGCGCAACACGAAAACAGACCGCATTGCCTCTGCCGGCGACCGGCGATCCGACAGGTCCGAAAGCCTGCCAACGCGAGGAACAACCTCGACGGCGGATCGAAGCGAAAGCTGAACCGTGCGAATGACCCGGAAAGCAATGCGCCCCGCCCTGATCCCTGGGCGGCAGTCAGGGGATACCCGATGAACCTCGGACACAGGAGGAACCAGCCCATGAAGTAGCAAGCCCAGCCGGTAAGCGGACCGGCAACTCGCGCAGACCTGCCCCACTCAACCGGGCCAGACAGGAGCTGTAGGGAAAGCGCGTTTCAACTCGTACCGATGACCACCAGGCAACGCTGATCGAGCCAGGTGAACAGGAAGCTCCGCGGCCACCCGCAGATCAGCTGGAATGCCTGCAATCAGCAGCGGGCAGACCGGAGCAAGACAACGCCGAACGTTTCCTGATGCCGCCTCACCGAGGCGGCATTGGGAAGCAACCGGAGCAACAAAATGAACGACAGAAAAAGCGAAGCCGGACAAGACCACCAGGTTGATATCCGGCTAGATGGATCATTTGTCTACGTAGACGGGATGACTCTTGACGAGCTTCTCGTATGCCTTGAAGGCACCGAATTTCATGCGACCCTCGGCGTTGAACCGATGTCCATTGGCGGAGCACCAGGCTCTGAACTCGTCAGGGGTTGCTTCAGCTTTAACAACAACCATTCCCTTGCGAATCTGGCTTTCGTACATATCCGTAGCCAATTTATGCCATCTCGAGAAAGTTTTCGGAAGAACGTGAGCATCCTCGAACAGAGCTAAATACTCCGCGTACTGAGCGGCATTACGAAACCACAACATCCCAACTGCAGTTACCTGCATTCCAGTCATCGGAACCTCCTGTTTCGCTGTTTTGGGTAAGAGCTTCACAGCCTATCAGCGAGGTTCCGGCCATATCAGAAAAATCAGCAAATACCGCAATGGTTTACCGGCCAGGAGTTTTCCTCGATGCCCTTCTCGCGAGGGAAATCCGGGAAACCAACCGGAGGAAATCACCATGCTCAAGAAGCTCTTCGCGCTGTTCCGGCGCAAGAAGGAAACCACACCCCCCAAACCCGAACGCCGGCCATCCGGGGCCGTGCCGCCCGCCCGCATGCCGGCCCGCAGCTATTCATCTGGCCGGCCGGATCCCAGCAGCCAGCCGAGCAGCGATAACCCGATGCTCAACCCACTCCACCCGCTGAGCCCAGCCAATCCAATCTACGGCGCTGACGACTGTCGGCGCAGCAGCTATGAGTCATCGGTCGGCAGCGGCTGGGGCGGCAGTGACAGCGGGTCGAGCAGCTCCAGCAGCTGCGACTGAACATGACGGCGCCCGGTTCTCTGGGCCCGATCACCCCGAACGGGGCGGCATCGGGGAGTGGTCTGAATGCGCCCACCAAGGCTCGACTTCTACCCAGCGGCGGAAGGAAAGAAACCCGCCTATGCCGGGATTGGCTCCGGCCAGACCACTCCACCAATGCTGCTCGCCATCCCCCTCTGAGCAGGCCTAGGATCACCCGGTACCGCAATATCTTTAACTCGAGACTGGCGATATGCCGGCACCTGGCTATTATTTCAAATGCCGTCGGCAGATCGGCACGCCGTCAGCGTCAGCTGGCCACTGCTAGGGGACACGCTGGGACACGACCCCAGCAAGGCGCGCAGTCGGTTTGAGTAATCTGCAAGACACGGAAGTCAAACCACCGGAATCAGTCTGTAGTCACGCAGATGTCGACAGAGTGACCGCCTGGCCGGCGTAACCGGCCTTTCCCAATACCCTTTGCTCACCCTTCTCGCTCTGCCAAAAAGCACATGCATGAATCCTGCGCTCCAGCCATTGCAAACAATTATCATTCGTGTATTGTTCTACATACCGTCGGCGGATCGGTACACCGGCAGCGTTAGCCGGCCATTCCTACTATGGCCACGCCGGGCCTCACGGCTCCCGGCAAAGCGCGCAGCCTGTTCGAGTAATCCGCAAGACAGGGCAGCTATAGCGCCACGCGGTCTGTAGTCACGCAGACGTCGAAAGAGTGACCGTCTGGCCGGCGTAACCGGCCACACCCCTCCTCTCACTACGTCTTCACTAATTTTGGGGCCTGCCAGGGACAAATCCTGCAAGGGCTCTGCATTCAACCAGCCGCTTGGCTGTGTGTTTGGTCTTGGGACTACGCTATTAATTCCGTCGGCAGATCGGCATGCCGGCAGCGTTAGCCGGCCATTGCGAAGGTGGTCACGCCGGGTTCCATGGCCACGCCAGGCTCCATGGCCACCCGGCAAAGCGCGCAGTCGGTTCGAATAATCTGCAAGCCAAGGGGGCAC